ATGTTACAATTTATGTATGCTAGAGATGGCATAGGGTTAGCGGCTAATCAAGTTGGGATACGTGCTAGGGTGTTTGTAATGGGACACAAAGACAATCCAGACGAAGGTATGGCTTTCTTTAATCCTGTAGTACTAGCGAATACAGAGGAAATAGACGACCTAGAAGAAGGCTGTTTGAGTTTTCCAGGTATTTTTGTTAATATTAAAAGACCCAAAGCAATAAAAGCTCGTTGGCAAAATTCTAAAGGTGAATTTGTAGAAGGCGAGTTTAGAGGTTATGAATGTAAATGTTTTCTGCACGAATTAGACCATTTAGAGGGTGTTGTTTTTAAAGATAGAGTAAGTACTTTAAAGTGGGCAATGAGTGTTAAGAAATCCAAAAAGGAAAGGAAATGATGTTGGAACCAAGTCAAGACTTAGAAAAAATCTTCGAAAGAAGTGTTAAAATCGCGGCCAATCACAACCACGAGTATATAACCATTGAGCATTTCCTTTACAGCGTCCTATTGGACGATAAAATTGAAAAAATGCTTACAGACTTTGGAACAGAAGTCGATGAGCTAAAAGCCAATGTTGTAAAATTCATAGATGAAGAATTGAAAGACATTGCAGTTCCAGAACTCAAACATAAACCAAAGAAAACTAACTCAATGGAACGTATGCTTAATCGTGCGTTCACGCAGGTATTGTTTAATGCTCGCACAGTTATTGAACCTTTAGATTGTTTGTTGGCCATATTCCAAGAAAAGAAAAGTCATGCGGCGTTTTTCTTAAAGCAGGCCAAGATCGATAAAGAAAAGTTTGTTGAGTTTATTAACAACGAGGCATTGTTGACTGAAGAAGATAGCACACCTGCAGATGCAAAAGCCGCTCACTTAGAGCGTGTATTAGTTCAATTCTGTACCAATCTCAATAACAAAGTCAAACAAAAGAAAATCGATCCTGTTATCGGACGTGAATCCGAACTAGAAGAAATTCAATTGGTGCTTGCTCGCCGTACAAAAGCTAACGTAATGTTGATTGGTGATCCAGGTGTTGGTAAGACAGCGATCGCCGAAGGACTTGCACGTAATATTGTAGAAGGCAAAGTACCTAAATTTATTGCAGAATCTACTGTTTATAATCTAGATATTAGTGCTATGCTTGCTGGTAGCAAATATCGCGGTGACTTTGAAGAACGATTAAAAATGGTTCTTACTGCTTTAGAAAAGAAAAAGAATTCTATTCTGTTCATCGACGAAGCTCATATGATGAGTGGTGCCGGTGCAGTTAGTGGCGGTGCTAATGACATGAGCAATATGCTTAAACCCGCACTACAGCGTGGTACATTAAAAGTCATTGCGTCAACTACCTGGGAAGAATTCCGTAAGCACTTCGAAAAGGATCGTGCGTTAATGCGCCGTTTCCAACGTGTTACAGTTGATGAGCCTTCAGAAGCAGTAGCTATCAAGATTATGAAGGGTCTTAAAAAGTATTACGAAAAACACCACGGTGTTAAGATCACTAACCAAGCTATCATCGATTCAGTTAAGTATTCTACAAAATATATTACTGATCGTAAACTGCCAGACAAAGCGATTGACTTAATTGATTGTGCATCAGCACGTTTTAAAGTCAGAGACGAAGAAGGTGGAGTTGTCGATCATGACGAAATCATGTTTGAAGTAGCTAAGATCGCCAACTTGCCAGTAGAACAAGTGGCCGCAAAAGAAAACAAGAATCTAAAAGATCTCGATAAAAACATGCGAACCAAAGTATACGGTCAGGACAAAGCTATAGATATTCTATTAGATAAGATCTTTATAGCACAAGCAGGACTTAAAGCTATCAATAAACCAGTAGGTAGTTTCTTATTCGTAGGTCCAACAGGTTGTGGCAAGACTGAAACAGCCAAGGCCCTTGCATCTAGCCTAAGCGTAGAACTTATACGTTTTGATATGAGTGAATTCCAAGAGAAGCACTCTGTTGCCAAGTTTATCGGTGCTCCTCCGGGATATGTTGGGTTTGACGACAATGCAGGTCAGCTTATTACCAAGTTGCAAGAACATCCAAATGGTGTTTTATTGCTAGACGAGGTTGAAAAAGCACACCCTGATGTTCTTACAGTACTGCTACAGTTAATGGATAACGGATTTGTTACAGGATCTAATGGTAAGAAAGCAGATGCACGTCAAGCTATCTTGATCATGACCAGTAACTTAGGGGCTAGCGATGCAGAAAAGAACGCTGTAGGATTTGGTGCATTAGAAAAGGATGGAGATCCTAAAGATGCAATTAACAGTTTCTTTGCTCCTGAGTTCCGCAATCGTTTAGATGGTATTATTAAATTTGGTAAACTTGAACATATTACTATGGTACGTATTATTAAGAAGTTTGTTGACGAACTTAATGCGTTACTTAAAGATAAGAACGTGCATGTTAGACCCGATACAGATGCTGTTGAATGGTTGGTTAAGAAAGGATTTGATCGCAAGATGGGGGCCAGACCCTTACAGCGTATCATCGATGATTCTATTAAGAAGCCATTAAGTAAAGAAATACTGTTTGGTCGATTAGTAAATGGCGGAGTCGTAGAACTAACAATCAAAGATAATGCTATTGATTTTAACTATATCGACATACTACCAGTAACTCCTACTGTAGAAAATGACACAGAAAATCAAACTGAAGCCAACTGATCGGCTGTATCATAACAAATACCCCTACAAAATTGACTTCAATCTAGTAGGGGCATCATTAATAAGAAACAAAGGATTAGACTGGGCTAAAGAATTTACTGAAAATCAAAGTATTAAGTTACCTTTTTGGTTACAAAATAATGATAAAGTAGATCGACCTGCGCTTAAACTGTTCCTTAATGTTATGGAACCATACTTGTTAAAGGCAGAAGCGTTTCAAACTCGTACAGAAGGTGATTTTTTTACATATTATTCTAAAGATCTTACTGAAATTGAAACATTGGCCAATGAACTTGTATGGTGCTGTACAGATGCATGGGGTCCACAGGATTCAGCAGAATTAGACTTTTTAATAGATAACAAGCGCAAACGCCTGTGTGACAACATCCCGTATAACAAGTACAAATTTAAGGTTATCTTAAAATCTAATATCCCTATTACTACTAGAGAACAGTTTCTAGACTGGGCTGATAACTATACAGAAGATGATATTAAAATCAGCAAAGGTACTAGCAGATGGTTATCTAGTCAGCGTAACTACTGTCAGTTGCCGTTTTTCTACATTGCAGATAGCAAAATGCTGACTTTTACTAGTATTTTCCTGTCAAATAGCATAAGTGTCATACACGAATACATTCCTCGACATACTGTTATTTGAATAAATAACGGGTCAGAGGAATCTTTATGCCTGCTATAAGTAAATCACTTCAATTTGATCTAACCACACTTGGTGTTACAACACAGACCCAAGTGTCTATCACAATGCCCCAAATCTATCAGGGCAAACCTACGTTTAACCAAACGTTGACATTTACTAGTAATCCCGAACCAGGGGCGGGCTATTATGGAATTCCTGCAGGGTTGCATACTGTAACCTACACAATCGGTGGTGCTTTCCAAGGTGAATGTACTATACAGGCTACATTAGCAACTAGCCCCACAGATGGGGATTGGTTTGATGTTTATCAAACATCGGTATCATTTGATGGTACAGAAACAACCGGATCAACTGGGTTAGGAAGTACTAGTCGTACTGTGCCTACTGCTACACGATATGTAACATTCGTGGGTAATTTTACCTACGTTAGAGGCAAAGTCGACATCAATCAAGGTACTATGCTCGGAATAAGGTATAATTTTTAATATGAAACTCTACGAATTTTTTGGTCATCAGAATTTAGACTTTTACAAAGGTAGCGATGTAGAAGAAGAAAAGAACGAAAAGAAAAAAGAACACAATACTCACATGATCGACGATTTGTTTTGGTTCATAGTCGACCACGATAAACTACACAAAGAACATTTCTTTAAAAAAGCAGACCATATAAAGGAAAAGTTTGGAAAAGATGAAGGACACGATCCTAAGATTTGGGAAGAAATGGTTAAACAAGGTTGTGTAGAGTTTTTCCATCATCACAAGATGAAGGGCGATATCAAAGAGCTATTCGACAAAGAAATGCGAGATGAACTATGCCAACGTCTAGTCGATCATTATCATAAAGATATAGTCGACAACAATTATAAGTTGTAAGGATAGTCGATGTTTCTAAACGAAATATTCAAACGCAAACTCACAGAAGGTGGTAACTTATCTAGCCACGACATTACAGGAAAGCCTACTGTTGGTTATACACAAGGTGTTCCCGGCACTCACGTTGCAGAAAAAATAGATGCAAAAAATCGTTCAGCAATGGTGCCTGTAGTTAAACAACTATTGGTTGACATTAACAATACATTTGCCAGACAATATGGTAGACACATTTGGAGCCCCGAGCTAATAGAAAAAGAAGTACACACATTTATTAGCGGTAGCAGTAAATGGTTCATGTTCTTGCGTCAACCAAATCCATCTTTTGATCCACGCCAACCAGAATCAGAAAATAATCCAAAAGAAATTGGCATCACAGATGAACAATTCAGACGTGTTAAAAAGAAAGTAGGCGATATTGATACTCAAATAGATCGCAGACTAGAACCACAACTAACTGAATTCATACAGAAGAACAATGGCAAGAATATAGGAAGTGCTACACTAATAGGATACAAAAAAGGATCTGACCAATGGCTAGCACATTGGAGAATACATGAGCCTCCTATTACTCTACAAGTTGATTTAGAATTCAGTGACTATACTACAGATGCTAGAGGTTTTGAAATTCCCACAGAATGGGCGCAAGTTAGCCACGGTAGTCAAATAGAAGATCTAGAAAATGAAATTAAAGGTGTGTTCAGACAATGGTTATATCGTTCTTTAGCAAAGGTTCCTCCATCGACTAAAGAAAAGGATGATGGAACTACTAACACACAGGAAAAATATATTGCCAAGGTAACAGGAGCAGGAAAAAATAAAGCCATGCGAGTGTTCGGCGGCGATGACGGTAAAGAACAAGTTACAGATTTTGATAATCCTCCTCCGCCATACCATGATGCTAATTTTAGTTTTGCGGTAGCAAGCGTAGGTGGTGGTGGCGTTCGTGCAAAATATCGCGAACCTAACGAAGATGAAAATGTCCCTAAAGAGATTAATGGTGTACCTGTTTTAGTTCCTCTAAAGCCAGACGAAAGCGAATATATTAAAGACATGAGTCAGCAGTTCGAACAGTTCTTTGGAGTTCTTCCAACTGGCAACGAACAAAGAATGATGCATAGTCTAGTTGGTACTGTGTCTCTAATGCAAGATCACATGGATGAAGCACAGCATCAAGTTGCTGTTAAAGAGTTTATTAATCTATGCTTTGGCAAGGCCGCACAAATGATCGAAGCAGACGATCCTACTTCTGATTTTAAAATTAAAATCATTGCCATTGATTATCTATTAGATAACTTAGGCATGAAGCAAATGCGTCCTCAGGTCTTAGAAATGGCCAAACAGTATGAGCAAGCATATCACGCCAAGAAGGGCGGCGATCAATTAAATGAAGCAGAAGAACCAGCAGTTAAAGCACAGTTACGCAAAGGTATGCCACATCTGCATGATCTTAAATCAGCAGACTTCTTAGATCTTTTAGACGAGATACATGATGGCAATGGCAATTTTAAACTACAGAACATTCCTTTAAACGTCAAGGTAGACGGCTTTGGTGGTCGTTTTGGTAAGAATGCCGAAGGCAAGCCTTTCATGGGTACCAGTCGTACTGAGCCAAGATATGAACCAGGATTCGTAGCGTATCATGAAAAGAAAGGTACAACTGATCCGGAGATATTAGGTCGCGCTAAAACTTTTGATGATCTGTTTGAAGAAATGATGAAGGCTATCAAATTAGTCGATAGTAAATTAGGTCCTGACTTTTTAGTTGACAAACAGGTTACATGCGAAGTACTATTCCTGCCATTTGCTACAGAAACTCCAGAAGGCAAATTAAAGTTTGTAGGCATACACTACGACAAATTACCTAAGGGTGTACAGTTAGCCCTAGTACCATTCCATATTGTACAGGCCAAGACAGGCGAACCCCTACCAGATGGCGACAAGTATATTGACAAATTGTTAAGTGTAGGACAATCTGGTAGCGTCATGTTTATTAATAACAGGCTTACACAAAATGAAGCACTGGATGTAACCGCATTAGTTCCTCCGCTAGAAAACATAGAACAAATGAAGGCTATGCTAGCCAGCAAGAAACGTGACCAGGCCGCTGAGGTTAAAGCCGCACTTGAACCAGTTAAAATAGCATTAGAAAAAGCAATCATCGAAGATCCTAATATTGTTGGCAAAGAAATGTTAGGTAAGGACTACGAAGGTATTGTCATCAATAGTCGACTAGGTCCTATCAAAGTAACTAGCCAAGAGCAACGCGATGTTATCTCGGCTAAAAATGCGGCCAAGGCATCGGCTAGAACAGAACGTCCAAGAGGCGAAAATAAGACAGCAGTTGTTGCCATCGGATCATTTGTCGGACATATAGGTCACGAACAACTATTCGATTACACAATAAAGAAAGCACAACAAGTAGGTGGTGATCCTTATTTGTTTATCGGCAATGCAGAGGGTAAGAAGGATCCTATTCCTGTAGCCGACAAAGTTAAAACTTGGCATATGATGTATCCGCAATATGCTAATAACATTAGTACTGTTACTCACGAAGGTGGTACACTATTACAAAAGATTAAACACGAACTAATCAACCCACTGCCTGGTAAACCTCCACGTTATGATAATATCATTATCATGGTAGGCGAAGATCAAGCAGGGCTTACTATGCCGCAGGCCTTAATGAAGGCTGTGAATAAGTTCCCAGGTTACGAACATGTTAAAGTACATTTAGAAGTTACGCCCCGCGGAACTGGTATGAGCTTTACAAAATTGCGCGACATCCTAAAGGATCCAAACGCAACTCCAGAACAACAATTAAAAGTTTGGTGCCAGGGATTTGATGTTAAAAAGTTAGGTGTTAAATGGATCGCACATCTAATGGCATTAACAAAACATGGTATGGGCATAGCAGACAAACAACCAGAACCGGTAGGAGAACGTATGTTACCTAAAAAGGCATTTGCAGGATCAAATAAAAATAAACTCGGTACAGCAGGGCAAGCACGTGGAGAACCTGGAAAGAGTCAAAAGGCTCCTTTGAAAGGTCTAATGGTAGGTGAAGAGAATGTTGAAGAAGAAAAAATTAAAGGTGTAGATGGTAAGGCATGCTGGAAGGGTAAACGCTATGCAGGCCGAGTGAAAAAAGCAGATGGTACTTATAAGGATAAATGCATTCCTATAAGTGAAGAAGTTGAAAGCATAATGAGCAGTTTGATCAGCTTGTTAGAACATAAGAAATGAAACAGTTTAAAATCACTTCAGAACACTTAAATACAGATAGCGCAGATGATTGCTATCTAGATCCCAAAGATCCTGTGAATGAATTAAAAGTTGTACAGTATCTAGCAGGACTAGGATCAGAAGCCAGACTGCAAGAATACAGAGTAAAAACAGCAGAAGATACAGGCGGCAGTAATATAACAAAAACTGCCAACGAAAATGCCCGTATTATGCGTGAACAAAATATTAAACCAGGCACACCAGAATGGTTTAAACTATGGTTTAGTAGACCATTTATGACAGGTGAGACAAAAGAGTGAAGATTAGAGATTTATTAATCGAACGAAAGCAAGAGGTACACCGCGATCAACAGAGTACTATTCCTAGTATGAGTAGTGTTGGTGTTCCTCCGTTACCTATGGGTCCTACTAATTTCTATCACAAATATCGCCTGGGTGTTATGATGGCAGGGTCCCCAGATGACGTATTTGATTACCCGACCACTGGACAATTTGTTGATGATATGGTTATGGTAGGTTATAGCGAAGCAGATCGAGAAATCATTGCAAAATCTATTACAAAATTTGGATATGATCCAAAAAAACTAAGCCCGGATGGTAGTGCAGAACCAGAAGGTACAAATACAGTTAGTCCGGTGAGTAACTGGAACAAATAAGAGAGAGTTATGAGAGCAAAAGAATTTATACACGAGGCCGCAAATAAAATGCAACAAGATGCGATCAACAGTCTTCCTAGTTCCCAACGTTGGGATGCTTTGGACAACTCTAGTCCATATCACGCATATCGCTTTGGTGTTGCTCTTGCAGGCATGCCAGACTATCCAATGAACTTAGAAGGACCAGTTGGACAAAAAACTATAACAGTTGGTTACACAGAAGCTGATGATGAAATCATTTCCGCAACAGGTAAACATTTGGGATTCCAAGGTATTGTATTAACACCACGTGGTAGCAAAGAATTAGCCGATACCCAAATAAAAAGCCCTGTAGCAAATTGGCAACAGAACGATGCCGAAAAAGCTAAAGTTGCAAAAAAGAAATAAAGATGTTATAATGACATTATGAAAAAGATACCAAAAATTTATTTAGATATGGACGGAGTACTAGCAGACTTTTTTACAGAGTATGCTAAACTTGCCGGTATTACTAGCGGCAACTATAGAGATATTCCTCCCGCCAAAACAGATCCTACCCTAAACAAAATGGTAGGTACAGATTTCTTTGCGCGATTACCAGAATGCCGTAATGCTCAACAAGTAGTCGAGATGGCATTAGAGTTTGCCAAGTCCCATGGTGCTAGCGGTTACTGTATTTGTTCTAGTCCACTTCGTGGAGATCATAAGAATTCCGAAGTCCAAAAGAAGATATGGATTAAGAAGCATTTAAGACCTCAACCAGTTGAAATAGTTATTGCGTCTGATAAGTCAAAGTATGCAAGACAAGCAGATGGCACACCTAACATCTTAATCGATGACAGAGGTAGCAACATCAGCGGATGGGAAGCGGCTGGCGGTATTGGAATCAAATATCAAGCAGATGAGGATAGTCTAAAAACTATCGTCAAAGGTCTTAGCCGTGCTAACAAAATACTAAGTGGCGGCGAGAGAGAACCTGAAGATCAAGCAGACGACACACCGGCACCTAAAAAATCTCCATACTATGATTTAACAGGTATTGCACCCGGTCATCCAACTAGTGCGGCAGATGTTGCTGAAAATATCGGTGGTGCTACGACTGGCTCGGGCGCAGTAGGTAGTGGAGGAGGACCTGCTGTAGTTGTAGGTGGAAAAGGTAAGGGCAAAAGAGCCAAGGTAATTAGACGAGCTAGTCTAGTAGTTTAAGGAAAGAATATGATTAATGAACACAAAAAAGGCGTTAAAGCTATGAAGTACACTACAAAGCCACGCAACTTTGTCGCTAAGAATATGACAACTAGCGGTGCAGGTGCTCATAAAGATAAAAAGAAAGCCGCTAAACAAGGTGAAACAAAGCATAAGAAAAAAGAAGTTGTAGAAACTACTGATCGCAAATTAGCTCTTATGCTAGAACTATCATTAATGGAAGCAAAGATTAGCGAATTAAAACAGTCAACAAAAGATTCATATAAAGAAAAAGCCACTGCACAAGTAAAAGAATTAGAACCACATGCCAAGAAAGGTGAGTATAAAGATATCGCCCAACGTGCTATTGATAGGCGTAAGAAAGGCCTAAAGCGTGTAGAGGAAGTCACAGGTGACCCCAAGTTTGACAAAATGCTTAAAGGTGTAACTGGTAAAAAAGCAGTAGCTAAACAACGAAAAGCAGATTCTCAACAACAAGCACGTCACGCTATAGACAGTATGTTTGGCGGAGGTAATCCTGCTGATAAACTCAGTATACGAAAGAAAGGTGTGGCGGAAGTAGCAAGTGCGGCCGCTGTACGTGGCGCTATAGCTATCAGTAAACGAGAGTCTGGAAAATATACCAAAGATGGTAAGAGAAAGAAAAATGAAGGATGGACGCATGATAGTCTAGCCGCAGAATTATTTGAAACACCATCCTATGAAAACCGTCTACGTGAAATGCTAGAAGGTAAAATAGAATTCATGGAAGGTGGCACAGAAGAACGTGTTACTATGGCATCCAAAAAGCCAGGCAGTCATCAGCATTTAAATGATTCCGATCAAGGCAATATCGATGATATGGGATTAGCATCAGTACACCCAAGTGAAAAAGGTGACGAAGATGAATACGGTATGGAAGGCGAATATCTAAGAAATGAACTACATACCATTATGCGAGTATGTAAGCATCTAGAACACGCATTAGATGATGATGAGGATTTACCAACTTGGGTTATTGACAAAATGAGCCAGGCCAAGGGCATGATCGTTTCCGTAATGGATTATCTCATTAGCGAAAAAGAAGAAACTTTGGACAAAAAAAGCGGCAAAGAAGATCACATGATGAAGTAATCAATACTTGACTTTGCTATCCGGTCTCCTGTATAATTAACAATACAGGAGATTTTTTTATGAGCAAAGTATTCGGAGCACCAGAGCAGGCAAAAATCAAGCAACTAATTTCAGAAGGTGTAACAGTACTTCAAGAAATTGAAGATTTGAATGAAGGCTTGAGCGATACAATTAAAGCTGTCGCAGAAGAACTAGAAGTAAAACCTAGTATTATTAAAAAAGCGATCAAGATCGCACAAAAGGGCGATTGGGAACGTGTATTCACAGAGTTTGACGACTTAGAAACAATCGTCGATATCAGTGGACATGCTATTCGACAAAGCGATTATGATTCAGAAAATCCAAACCGCAGTACCGATAATGGTTGACAATTTTTTAAAACCCACATTTGATTGGATCCGAGATGATTACTCTAGTAATAAGTTTCGTTTTTGTATTGAGTTGCTGGCTTGGGCTATCAGCATTGGCTGTAGCATTACAATGGCGTTCACTGTACCCAACCCTCCGCTTCTTGTTTTGTATCCCGTTTGGATTTCTGGTTGCGCTATGTACGCTTGGGCTTCTTATACTAGGAAATCATTTGGGATGCTGGCTAACTACATCTTGCTTGTAAGCATTGATAGTGTAGGCCTAATTAGAATGCTGTTGAAATAAGGAAACTTGTGTTTAAATATTTTAATGGTCCTGGGGTTTTTATTGATAAACTAACAGACGAACAACTGTTGCCTATAGAGCAAGAAATATGTTCTATACAAAATGATTTTTCTAAAGCAACACCGTTTAACAAAAATCTAGCAGGTAACATTAAAAAAGAATATCAGTTGTTTAGTAGTTTTAAATATTTAGAATCTTTAGTATCGCCGTATTGTATCGAATACCAAAAAGAATTTAATTATCCTGGGGCAGAAATACCATTGTTTTTAAACGGAGCATGGGTTAATTTTCAAACAGCAGGAGAATTTAATCCTATACACGACCACGTAGGTGTTTTTAGTTTTGTAATATGGCACAAGATTCCGTATTTAATAAAAGACGAAATAGACAACAGTCCAGGAAAAGATTCTAACTATAACGTAAGTGGCAATTTTACTTTTTATTACACAGATACATTGGGCGATATAAAAGCATATAATATTCCGGCCGATCAATCGATGGAAAATAGTATAATGGTATTTCCATCTAAACTGAAGCACAGCGTTCATCCTTTTTATAGTTCAGATGAATATAGAATCAGTGTCGCTGGAAATTTTAGTGTCAAATTACCTAGTATAAAATAAAATGCAATACGGTGTACAGTTATTCGATAATGTTGGTGCTATAAACGCACAACTGACTCCCCAACAACTTGAACCTGTTTGGGATGAAATAAAAGAAATACAATCGGATTGGAGTACTGCTAGTCCTGCAAATAAAGTGTTAGCAGGCAATATAGAACATGAATATAATTTAACCAAGTGCCATAAACACGTAGAAGAATTATTATTGCCTTTGGTATATGAATACGATCAAAAGTTTAAATTACTAGATGATTTTCATATAACAAGAACACAACCGGATATAGCACTTGCTAGTCTATGGGTTAATTTTCAAAAGAAACATGAATTTAATCCATTGCACTATCATGATGGCTTATTAAGTTTCGTAATATGGATGGATAGTCCGTTTGATATTCGAGATGAAATGTCCAGACCTAGCAGTCTTAAGTCTAACGCTAACATACCGGGTCATTTTAGTTTAACCTATATTAATTCCGTAGGTAAATTAGGAATAGTAAATCTTCCAGTTGATCGATCATGGAATGGCAGGATGTTGTTGTTTCAATCTAAGATGCATCATTGTGTATATCCATTTTATACCAGCGACGAGTATCGAATATCTGTCAGTGGCAATTTTATATTTGACATTTGATCAGTTAGAGTAAATAATAGTGAGTAAGGCAAAGCGAGCCATAAGTCGCTAAGAAGAAGGTTAGCCGGCCATAAGCGGTAGGAGAAAACAATGAGTTATGTAGATGCGATCTGGGATCGCGACAAAGATATCGTACGTGTTGTAGAACGAGATCCAAAAAAGGGCAGAATCTTTATCGATTATCCCGCCCGTTATCAATTTTATTATCCAGACCATAAAGGAAAGTACACATCCATTTATGGCGAATCTTTAAGCAAGGTAACAACCAAAAGCTTCAAAGACTTTATCAAAGAACAAAAAATCCACAGCAGTCGCAAACTTTATGAAAGCGATATCAACGCTGTATTCCGTGTACTAGAAGAAAAATACTTAGGTGTTGATGCACCTAAACTACATACTGCCTTTTTCGATATTGAGGTAGACTTCGATCCAGAACGTGGCTATGCAAGTCCAGAGGACGCATTCATGCCAATTACTGCGATTGCTGTTTACCTGCAATGGATGGAAACAATGGTCTGTTTGGCTATACCTCCAAAGACATTGACTATGGCACAAGCACAAGAACAAGTCAAAGAATTTCCTAATACGCACTTGTTTGAAACAGAAGCAGAAATGTTAGATACATTTTTAAACTTGATCGAAGATGCAGACATATTAAGTGGTTGGAACTCGGAAGGTTTTGATATTCCTTATACAGTTAACCGTGTTACTAAAGTGCTCAGCAAAGAAGATACAAGACGCTTCTGTCTATGGGATCAATTCCCAAAGAAGAGAGAATATGAAAAATACGGAAAGAGTGCAGTCACTTATGATCTTGTGGGCAGAGTACACCTCGACTCATTGGAACTATATAGAAAATACACATATGAAGAACGCCACACATACAGACTTGATGCTATTGGCGAAATGGAAATCGGAGAGAACAAAACAGTTTATGAAGGAACTCTCGACCAGCTCTACAATAACGATTTCAGAAAGTTTATAGAATATAACAGACAAGACTGTGCATTGTTGGACAAACTAGATAAGAAATTAAAATTCTTAGATCTAGCAAACACACTTGCCCATGAAAATACAGTATTACTACAAACAACAATGGGTGCTGTAGCTGTAACTGAGCAGGCTATTATCAATGAAGCTCATCATAGAGGACTCATTGTTCCTAGTCGCCCAAAACGTGATGACACAGAAAACAATCAGGCCGCAGGTGCTTATGTTGCATTTCCTAAAAAAGGATTACATGATTGGATTGGATCAATGGACATTAACTCACTGTATCCATCTGTGATTCGAGCATTAAACATGGGTCCAGAAACTATCATAGGACAGCTACGCCCAACTAAAACTGACGAATATATCGAAGAACAAATGACCTTAAACAAAAAGTCGTTTGCCGCGGCATGGGAAGATAAGTTTGGTACGTTTGAATATGAAGCAGTAATGTCCCAAGATCGTGCGTTTGAAATCACTGTTGATTGGGAAAGTGGCGGTAGCGATACTATGAGTGCCGCTGAAGTTTATAGGATCATCTATGAAAGTAATCAACCATGGATGTTAAGTGCAAATGGTACAATCTTTACGCATGAGTCAGATGGTGTTATCCCTGGCTTGTTAGCCCGTTGGTACAAAGAGCGTAAAGACATGCAAAAGAAACTAAAGGAAGCCATCGATGCTGGTAACAAAATTGAAGAAGAGTATTGGGATAAGCGGCAACTTGTTAAAAAGATTAACCTCAACAGTCTCTATGGTGCTATTCTTAATGCTGGTTGCCGTTTCTTTGATAAGCGTATTGGTCAATCAACCACTCTTACTGGACGTCAAATCGCCCGTCATATGGCTAGTAAGATAAATGAAGTAATTACAGGCGAGTATGACTATAAAGGTAAGAGCATTATCTATGGTGATACAGACTCTGCTTACTTTAGCGCATACAATACCTTAAAGACTGAGATCGCCAAAGGACAAATTCCTTGGGATAAAGATACTGTCGTTCAACTGTATGACACTATTTCAGATACTGTCAACGCAACATTCCCAGACTTTATGCTAAATGCTTTCCACTGTCCTAAATCACGTGGAGATGTTATCAAAGCAGGTCGTGAAATCGTTGCTATCAAAGGCTTATTCATTACCAAGAAGCGTTATGCGGTTCTGTATTATGATAAGGACGGTAAGAGACAAGACGTTGGCGATAAGCCAGGTAAGATTAAAGCTATGGGTTTAGACT